ACTTATTTGCTCAAAGTGATGTGTTAGCAGAGTTCATTCGTCAAGAAGGTGAATATGCTCCAGGTTCTTTAAGTGTATATGCTGAATTGTCAGATGTTAAAGATGAAGAAGGGTTTCCTAAAGCTCAGCAAATGTTTAATACGTTCTTGACAGATAATGCTACTCTTATTGTATTGTATCAAAAACTTTATGCTGTCGCAGAACAGAATAAAGCGTATCAAATTTCAGACTTCTGTGCACAACGTTTAGGTGCTCATAAGAAACATGCATGGATGGCAAAGTCCATCCTAAAGGCTTAAGATGGCAAGACCAGTAAACAGACAAGAACTTATCGATTATTGCTTACGTAATTTAGGTGCACCTGTACTTGAGATTAACGTAGACGAAGATCAGATTGAAGATCGTATCGATGAAGCATTGAAGATGTATCGTGACTTCCACATGGATGGTCAACGTCGTACATACCTTCCAATCTTAGTAACAGAACAAGACTTAGATAATAAGTACTTCACATTGACTGATGAAGTAATGTATGTGACTCGTGTGTTACCAATCACTAATTCATATGCAGCGACTAACATGTTCTCAATGAAGTACCAAATGTACCTCAACGATTTCTATGCTTTGTATCGTGCAGAATCACTTCAGTATTACGTTCAGATGCAACAATACTTGCAAGAAGTAGATAGCATTTTGAATGGTGTACAACCAATTCAATATCAACGTCATGGCAATAAGCTTTACATTGATACACAATTCCGTGGTAACCTATTAGCAGGTCAATACATCATGATCGAGGCATATGTCTCTCTTGGTGATACACCTGAAATGTGGGATGACATGTGGCTAAAGGCATACTCAACTGCATTGATCAAGCGTCAATGGGGTACTAACTTGTCTAAGTTTGATGGTATGCAACTTCCTGGCGGTGTTACTATTAACGCGTCTAAGATTACAGACGAAGCTAAAGAAGAGATCACTAAGTTAGAAGAAGACTTACGTAATACATTCGAACTTCCAGCCGACTTCATCGTAGGATAATTATGGGTCGCAATGTATTCTTTAACCACGCAGTAAGGTCAGAGCAAAATCTCTATGAAGACTTGATTATCGAGTCAATGGAGATCTATGGCCTAAGTGTTTACTACATTCCTCGCACTATCAAAAATCTTGATAACATCTTGAATGAAGATATTGCTAGTGAGTTTGGTGACGCATACATGATCACAATGTACCTTGAAGATTTAGATCAGGGTTACGGCGGCGAACAAACTATCATGTCTAAGTTTGGTCTTGAAATTCGAGACACTTCAAACTGGGTGGTTGCTAAGAAGACATGGGAAAATTTCATTGGTGTTCAGAATAACACTATCGTTGCCGGTCGTCCTAATGAAGGCGACTTAATCTATATTCCAATGACTGGTTCATTCCACGAAATTAAATTCGTTGAACATGAGTCACCGTTCTATCAATTAGGTAACATCTTTGTTTATAAGCTTCAATGCGAAACATTTGAGTTTAACAATGAGAAGTTTGACACTGGTGTCGAAGAGATTGATGGAATTGAAGATACATATGCATTCGCGCAGTCAATGCTTATCTCTGATGGTAATGGTATCCAATTCTTACCTGAAGAAGATGTACGCCAATTAGTTGGTTATGCAGATGATGGCACAGCAACGTACGTATATGGTAACATTGGCACAGTTGATTACATCTCTTCAATCTCAGCTAACTTAATGGTTAACCAAATTCGTTCTACATCAGGTGCAGCACGATTCTTTGTTCCATCAGGTTCAAGCGCTGAACGTAGATTAGAAGGTTTAACCTCTGGCGCAATCTGGGGTATCGCTACAGTAAGTGATACAATGACATTGCCAAATGATCCAGATGCAGATAATAAGAGTTTTGAAGTTGAGGGCGACTTCATTCTTGACTTCACAGAAACAAACCCATTCGGTGAGCCAGGAAGCGTATATTCCAACCTCGTCGCGATGGATACATATATTACACCAACGTTTGATGAACTATCGATTAAGATGGACTCAACTGCGTTTACAATGGACCAACAGGTATAACAATGGCAAAGCAAAATATTAATTTAGGCACTACACCAAACGATCATGCTGGTGATTCTTTACGAGTTGCTGGTACTAAAATCAATGGTAACTTTACAGAACTCTATAATGCTTTAGGTGTTAATGGTTCACTCACTGTTCATCAAATTGCAAAGACTGGTGCGTATTCAGATTTAATCGGTGTACCTCCTGTAGCTCCAGCGTTGGTAGCAGTACCAGCAAGTTCTACTAGTGCAGGTATCGTTGGTCAAGTTTCGTTTGATCAACAATACTTTTATGTGTGCACAAACACAAACACATGGAAGCGTGTTGCATTGTCAACATGGTAATTTAAATGTTCGGTCAATATTTCTATCACTCGCATATTAGAAAGACTGTATCAGTATTTGGTACACTCTTCAATAACATTATCGTTCAACATAAAGAGGCGAGTGGTGGTGTTGTCAATAACATTAAAGTACCATTGTCATACGGACCTCGTCAGAAGTTCTTAACACGTCTGTTTGAAGAACCAGACTTGAACGCGCCAGAGGTAGCTATTCGTTTACCTCGTATGTCGTTTGAAATTACTGGCATGCAATATGACACATCTGTTAAATTGAACAAGATGAATACGATTGCTACACCAAGCATTCATGGTCAGAGCACTATTCGTAACCCTGTACCATACATCATGAACTTTACTCTTAGTGTATATGCTAAGAATCAAGATGATGCACTTCAAATTGTCGAACAGATTATTCCATACTTCAATCCAGAGTATGTAGTTACAATTAGAGAAATTCCAGAACTTGGTATAACACGTGATATTCCAATCGTTCTACAATCAGTTACATATTCAGACGACTATGAAGGTGACTTTAGTACTCGTCGTGTGTTGATCTATACACTTGATTTTAGTATGAAGACATTCTTCTATGGACCTACTAATCTTGATCAAGGTGTCATTAAAGATGTTACTGTCAATTCACGTGACTTTGATAATCATGGCATGATTCAACGTGTACAAACTGTTGTTAATCCATTAGGTGCTAGTGCAGATAGTACCCATACAATTGAAGAGATTATCACTGACTTTGATTTTTAATAGAATGCTAAGATTATGAAACCTATAGATAATACAAACAAACGAGATAAGATAGCAGACGCCCTTTCTAAGAATCTACCGGTATCGGTAGAACACAATTCCCTTCAGACGGTCGATCACCTGCAGGACGACTATGATGCCTCAAGGGAGACATATAAAGAGCTTATTGCAAAGGGTGATGAAGCTATTGACTTGATGATGGAACTCGCTAGAGATTCCCAGCATCCTCGTGCATTTGAAGTTTTAGCTACGTTATTGAAGACTCAGTCTGACAATAATGATAAGCTATTAGAACTTCAGAAGCGTGTAAAAGATTTGCGTACTCCTGCAAAGGGAACTCAATCTTCAAATTCCGGCGCCGCAACGGTGACGACTAATAATGTATTTGTAGGTTCTACTACGGACTTACAGCGATTTATTCTAGATCAGAATAAAGGCAAGGTGATAGACATTGACAACGCCAACACAAAGTCTTAAAAATAGCGAGTTCGGTTATAATGGTAACCCACTCGTAAAGCGCGATGGTGTTGAACAATCATTTACCCAACAAGAACTAAGCGAATACATACGCTGTATGAATGATCCAGCGTACTTCGCTCGCACGTACGTCAAAGTTATTAACTTGGATCGTGGTTTAGTACCATTCGATTTGTATCCATACCAAGAGAAGATGTTCGACCATTTTAATAATAGTCGATTCTCTATTGTTCTTGCTTGTCGTCAATCAGGTAAATCTATTTCATCTGTGGTGTATTTGCTATGGTATGCAATCTTTAAGCCTGAACAAACAATTGCTGTGTTAGCCAACAAGGGTTCAACTGCACAGGAAATGATCTCGCGTATTACATTGGCTTTGGAGAATCTTCCATTCTTCTTACAGCCGGGATGTAAAACACTAAACAAAAAATCAATCGAGTTCTCAAACAACTCACGTATCGTTTCATCAGCAACGTCTGGTTCTTCTATTCGTGGTATGTCTGTTAACTTGTTGTTCCTTGACGAATTTGCATTCGTTGATAATGATGCTAAGTTCTATACATCTACATACCCAGTAGTTACATCAGGTAAGACTACTCGAGTTATCATTACATCAACTGCTAATGGTCTTGGTAATGTATTCCATAAAATCTGGGAAGGTGCTGTACAAGGCACCAACGATTACAAACCATTCCGTGTTGATTGGTGGGACGTTCCTGGTCGTGATGCTGCTTGGAAAGCACAGACAGTTGCTAACACGTCTGAACTACAGTTTGACCAAGAATTTGGTAATAACTTCCATGGCACTGGTAATACATTGATTAACGCTAATACATTATTGAGAATGAAGGCTAAACAACCTATCTACTCAATGAATGGTGTTAACGTATATGAGACACCTGTTAAAGCGTATAATGATGAGGATACTAAAGAGTCATTCCCAGATCATAACTATATGATGTTTGTTGACGTTGCTAAAGGTCGTGGTCAAGATTACTCTACTTTCAACATCATAGATATTACTACTCGTCCATTTAGACAGGTGGTAACATATAGGGATAACATGGTTTCTCCATTGCTATTCCCTGATGTGATTCACAAGTACGCTAAGATCTACAATAACGCATTGGTAGTTATTGAAAATAACGATCAAGGTTCTGTCGTATGTAATGGACTCTATTACGATCTTGAATATGAAAACGTATTTGCTACATCATCAGTTAAGTCTGATGGTATTGGTGTTTTCATGGACAAGAAGGTTAAGCGTATTGGTTGCTCAAACATGAAAGACTTAGTTGAGCAAAACAAATTAGAAATCGTTGATGCAGAAACTATTGTTGAAGCATCAGTGTTTGTAGCTAAGGGTCAATCTTATGAAGCTACAGATGGTATGCACGATGACTTGATTATGAACTTAGTTCTATTCGGTTGGTTTGCAGCTACACCAATGTTTAATGAAGCAATGGATTCAAGCATGAGAAGTTTGATCTATGCTCAACAAGCAAAACAAATTGAAGATGAAGTACTTCCATTCGGCTTTATTAGTGACGGCCGAGAAGAGGAAGTTATTATTGATGACACAGGCCAACGTTGGCGAGAATTTCCGGGACTAAACTAATGTTTACATTCATTCTATTCGCAGCAGCATTTATTATTTCAGGTGTTGCTGAGTATTACTCTATTGCAGGTTTGGTGGCAATCTTTGCTTCACAACCAATTGCAGCTATCATTATGGGAGCTGCTCTTGGTATTGGTAAGCTTGTCGCTGCCTCTTGGGTTTACCGTAATTGGAAAACTGCACCAAAGATTCTAATCGTTTACTTTACATCTGCAGTAGTTATCCTTTCACTCATTACATCAATGGGTATCTTTGGTTATTTGTCTAAAGCACACTTAGATCAATCTGTTGTGATTGGTGGTTCTGCAGATAAAGTACGTTTACTTGATGAAAAGATTAAAAATGAAAAAGAGAACATCGCTACAGCGAAGCAAGCTATCAAACAGATGGATGCGGGAGTGGAGCAAATATTGGGCCGCTCAACTGATGAAAAAGGTGCCACAAACGCTATGGCTTTTAGAAGGTCCCAACAGAAAGAACGTCAACGCTTGGTTGATGAAGTCGAAACCGCACAGAAGAAGATTGGGTTACTCAACGAGGAGAGGGCACCTCTTGCCGCCGATCTGTCTAAGATTGAAGCCGAGGTTGGTCCCATCAAGTATGTTGCAGAACTCGTCTATGGTGATAGCAGCGAAGAAGTTATTGGTAAAGCCGTTAGGTTGATGATTATCTTAATCATCTGTGTGTTTGACCCTATGGCAATCTTACTATTGATTGCTGGTAACATGGAGATGAAGAAGCAGAAGACTAAACAATGGGATGACTTCTTTAAGATGGAACCTATTGAAGAACCTGCAGTAGAACCTAAAAGTGTAGATGAGAAACCAGTAGTTTATAACATTACTCCTATTGATGAAGCTGATCCTGAGGTCACAATTGTTAAGATGGAAAAATTATAAATATAGCTAGAAGTGAATAAATCTTATTATGTTTCATATCATGCTCTCACAACACATAATCAATCAACATCGAGGTAGAGAATAATGGCTTTTCAAGTTTCTCCAGGCGTACAAGTACGCGAAATCGATCTTACAAACGTGGTACCAGCAGTCTCTACTTCAATTGGAGCAACTGTGGTGCAAGCGATTTGGGGACCGGTAGAGGAGATTGTTACTGTTAGCTCTGAAAAAGAACTAGTCGACAACTTTGGTATTCCAACCAATGACACAGCGGCTTACTTCTTTAACGCAGCAGCTTTCTTAAAGTACGGTAACAATCTAAAGGTAGTTCGCGCAGTTAATTCTGGCGCACTTAACGCAGTAAGCGGATCTAATGGCGCATTAGAGTCAGCAACAATTGTAAACGCAGGTACTGGCTTCACAGCTATTCCAGCAATTACATTTTCACCAACAAGCACAGGCGCAACAGGCACTGCTACATTAAAAGCAGTTGGTACTCCAACAGTTGTAGCTGGTGGTACTGGTTACGCTGTGAATGATGAATTCACAGTTTCAGTTGGTGCTGGTACTTCAACACGCATGAAGGTTACAACAATTGGTAGTGGCGGTGCAGTTACTGCTGTAGAAATTTTGGAAGCTGGTTCGTATACTTCGGTTACAGCAGTTTCATTAACTGGTCTTACAACAACTAAAGTAAATGGTTCAGGTAACAATGCCTTGACAGTTACTATCGCATTGGGTATCAGCACTGTTTCAGTGTCTGGCGGTTTCTTCGGATCTGCTCCAACAGTTGTGGTATCACCATCAAATAGTTCACAAGTTACAGCTTCTATCGCTGTTACTGGTTACTTAATTAAGAATCGTACTGAGTATGAAAATTCATACGCTGACGGTCAAGGTGGCAACGGTACTTGGGCTGCTAAGTATGCAGGTGCTGTTGGTAATAGCATTAAGGTTACTGTGTGTCCAGCAGATTCAACTGCATGGGCTGCATGGGCACCAACTCCAAATTCACCAGTGACAAACGCTGATGATTGGAAAGGCTTATTCACTGCTGCTCCAGGTACATCATCATATGCTAACGCTGTTGGTGGTTCTAAGGACGAAATGCACGTTTTGGTTATCGACGAAAAAGGTCTAATCACTGGCGTTGCAGGTACTATCCTTGAAAAGTTTGCATTCTTGTCACAAGCACGTGATGCTAAAACTTTCGACGGTTCAACAAACTACTACAAAGACGTAATTAACTTACAGTCTAAGTATGTTTGGTGGATTGACCACCCAACTGCATTCACTAAAGCAGGTGCTATTGCCGCTGGTAATACATTTGTGACAGGCATTGCAGCAATTACTGCTACATTGTCTGGTGGTAAAGATGGTGATGCTCTTGATTCAGGTGATATCGATACAGGTTTCCAAGTGTTTAACGACGCTGAAACTATCGATGTAAACTTGTTAATCGGTGCACCAACACTTGGTTCTTCTTCTGCATTGACAGAAGCAACTACACAAGCTAATAACCTATTGGCAATCGCTGAAAACCGTAAAGACGTTGTGGCATTCGTTTCTCCACCTGTATCGTTGACAACAACAGTTACAAGTGCAGATGTTGCTAAGACTAACGTTCTAGCATTTGCTGATACATTGACATCTTCTTCATATGGCTTCTTAGACTCAACAGCTCTAAAAGTATATGACAAGTACAATGACGTTTACCGTTGGATTCCAGGTGCTGGTCACATGGCTGGTCTATGTGCTAAGACAGATAACGTTGCAGACGCATGGTTCTCTCCAGGCGGTTACACTCGTGGTCAATTGCTTGGTGTTACTAAGGTTGCGTTCAACCCTAATAAGGCTCAACGTGATGACTTGTATAAGAAGCGTGTTAACCCAGTAGTTTCATTCCCAGGCGAAGGTACAATCCTTTTCGGTGATAAGACTCTACAAGCTAAGCCTTCAGCATTCGATCGTATTAACGTACGTCGCTTGTTCATCGTGCTTGAAAAAGCAATCGCTACAGCTGCTAAATACCAGTTGTTCGAATTGAACGATGAATTCACTCGTGCTATGTTCCGTAACATGACAGAACCTTTCCTTCGCGAGATCAAAGGGCGTCGTGGTATCACAGACTTTAAAGTAGTTTGCGATGCAACAAACAACACTGGCGAAATTATTGATACCAACCAATTCGTTGCTGATATCTACATTAAGCCTGCACGTTCTATCAACTTTATTAATCTGAACTTCATTGCCACTCGTACTGGCGTTGACTTCTCAGAAATCGGAGGTTAATCATGGCTATTCTAGGAGTTGATGACTTCAAGTCAAAACTAGTTGGTGGCGGTGCACGTCCTAACCTCTTCAAAGCTACAATCAACTTCCCAGCTTATGCTGGGGGTGATGTAGAGTTAACATCCTTTCTTGTAAAGGCTGCTTCTCTACCAGCATCTACAGTGAACACAGTGACTATTCCATTCCGTGGACGTCAATTGCAAATCGCTGGTGATCGTACTTTTGAACCTTGGACAATCACTGTTATCAATGATACAGACTTCAAGATTCGTAATGCCTTTGAAAAGTGGATGAATGGTATCAACCAACACGCCAACAATACAGGTCTTACAAATCCAGTCGACTATCAAGCTGATATGCAAATTGCTCAGTTAGACAAAGCTGGTAACGAAGTGAAGGTGTACACATTCCGTGGTACATTCCTAACTAACTTATCATCTATCGAATTGTCTTACGATTCAACAGACGCTATTGAAGAATTCACAGTCGAACTACAAGTTCAATACTGGGAATCAGCTGGAACTCCTACCTAATACGTAGTAGATAAATAAAAGGAGAGTGGAGAAATCTGCTCTCCTCTTCGTCATATTTAAAAGGCAAAAAATGGAACTATTCGGTTTTCAAATCAATCGTAAAAAAGAAGAACAAGAAGATAAGAAGAAAACTTCTTTCGCTGCGCCTGATGTCAATGATGGCTCAACTGTCATCATGGAGGGTGGTTACTTTGGTCAGTACGTTGATATTGAAGGCACTAAGGCTAAAGACGACTCCGACTTAATCAAGAAGTATAGAGAAGTAGCACTTTATCCTGAGTGTGATTCAGCTATTGAAGACATCATCAATGAAGCAATTGTTTCTGATGAAAAAGACGAATCAGTCGAAATCATTACAGAGAACTTAGAACAATATAGCGATAAGATTAAGAAACTTATTCGTGAAGAGTTCGATAACGTTACTCGTTTATTAAACTTTGATGCTAACGGTCATGACATTTTCCGTAAGTGGTATGTTGATGGTCGCTTATTCTACCACATCATTATTGATGAGAAGAATCCAAAGAACGGTATCTTAGAATTACGCCCTATTGACCCATTAAAGATCCGTAAGGTTCGTCAAGTAATTCAAGATAAAGACCCTAAGACTGGCATGGCCATGATTAAGGGTTATGAAGAGTTCTACATTTACCAAGATACAATCCAAGGTAAATCAAATACAGGTTTAAAGATCTCTAAGGACGCAATCATTTATGTTACGTCTGGTCTTTTAGATCAAACAACTAAGAAGGTATTATCATACCTCTACAAAGCAATCAAACCAGTCAATCAATTACGTATGATGGAAGACTCATTGGTCATCTATCGTATGGCTCGTGCTCCTGAACGTCGTATTTTCTATATTGACGTTGGTAACTTACCTAAAGGTAAAGCCGAATCATACTTACGTGATATTATGGCTCGTTACAAGAACAAGATCGTTTATGACGCCAACACTGGTGAAATGAAAGATGACCGTAAACACATGGCAATGCTAGAAGACTTCTGGTTGCCACGTCGTGAAGGTGGTAAGGGTACAGAGATTACTACATTGCCAGGCGGTGAAAACCTAGGTCAGATTGAAGACATCTTATACTTCCAAAAGAAGTTATACAAGTCATTGAACGTTCCAGTTTCTCGTCTTGAAGAGAACCAATCATTTGTTCTTGGTCGTTCTACTGAAATCTCTCGTGATGAAATTAAGTTCACTAAGTTCATCGGTCGTATCCGTAAGCGCTTTGCTGATGTATTCATGCAAGCTCTTAAGACTCAATTGATTCTAAAGGGTATTATCACTGAGGCTGATTGGGTTACTATGAAGGAAGGTTTAATTATCGACTTCATGCAAGATAACTACTTCTCTGAACTTAAAGAATCAGAAGTTCTACGTGAACGTATGAACACTCTTCAATTAGTAGATCCATACGTTGGTAAGTACTACTCACAAGCTTGGATCCGTAAGAATATTCTTCAACAAACTGAAGAAGAAATTCAAGAGATTGATAAAGAGATTGAATCTGAAGGTGAACAGAACCAAGATTCCATGCAAGGCATCAACGATCAAAGTGGTGCACCAGTTAGTCTAAACGATTTAGAAGCTAATGACCCAGATCCAACGATCACTGGTCAAAAAGACGATACTAAAGCGACTGTTAAAGACAAACCGCTGAAGAATTGATTTGTATAAATATATTGAAAGGTAATTATGAGTGATTATGCTAATGCACTATTAAGTGCTATTGAAACAGGTGAACAGGACACTATGAATAGTGCCTTCAATACAGCTCTTAATGCTAAGATTGCTGATGCACTTGAAGCTAAGAAGATTGAAGTAGCACAAAAGATTTATGGTAACAATCCAGATTCTGTGATTGGTGATGAAGTTGAATTAGAAACTGAAACATCAGACGAAGATGGAACTGAAGAAGTTTAAAAATATAAGGTCATCACTCAACGAAACCTTGGCAACATGGAACGTGAGTGATGCTAAATACAAGATCGAGGTCATAAAGGCCAACGATCATTTTGTAGTCTATGTGAATGAAGCCTTATTGGAATCATTCAGAACATATAAAGCTGCTCATGAAGCAGCGCTAGATGCAGCCGATTCATTAGGAAATGAAAACGAATGAAGTTAATTACAGAACAATTAGATTCCGATATTCAGTATGTAACTGAAGCAAAACAAAACGGAACAAAGGATGTCTTCATCGAAGGTATCTTTATGATGGCTGATTCAAAGAACCGTAACGGTCGCATCTATGAATCAAACGTATTGCATCCTGCTGTCGAACGATACATCGAAGAGCAGGTAAAGACAGGTCGTGCTGTTGGTGAGTTGAACCACCCTGATGGTCCAACAATCAACCTCGACAAAGTTTCTCACTTAATCACATCCCTTCGTATTGAAGGTTCAAATGTGATTGGTAAGGCAAAGATCCTAGACACTCCTATGGGTAAAATCGTAAAAGGTTTGCTTGAAGGTGGTGTAAAATTAGGAGTATCATCTCGTGGTATGGGTAGTCTTGAGACGCGCAATGGAGTCAATTATGTAAAGAATGACTTTCATCTCGCGACTGTAGACATCGTCCAGGACCCATCAGCACCAGCCGCTTTCGTAAACGGAATTATGGAAGGTGTTGAATGGATCTATGAGAACGGTGTTTTAAAACCTCAAGAAATTGAACAGATTGAGACTGAAATAAAGAGAACACCAAAGGCTCAGCTTGCTGAAGCTCAAGTACGCGTTTTCCAACATTTCCTCTCTAAACTTTAACACAAAGGAGTGATTTGAATGTCACAAAAAGATCTATTAGATCAAGACAATTTAGAAGCACAGCTCCAAAATGATGTGGAACTTGACGACAAGGTTGAAGTTTCAGAGGACACAGTAGATGAAGCAACACTCGCTGCAAAAGGCGATGCTAAATCTGCTAACTTTGGTCAGGGTGCTGACTTTGAAGATGACAAGGCTAAAAAACTTGCTACAACTTCAAAGCAACCAGTTCCTAAGACTAAGTCCGGCATCATCAGCGCTGCTGTTGACAAACTGTCTGGAATGAAAAAGGAAGACCTTCAAGTTGTATTCTCTAAACTCTTCAATGAAGAGTCTGAAGAAGTAGCTCAAATTGTTGAAGAAGAAGTAACTGTTGTTAGCGAAGAACAAGTTCAGGAAGACCTAAAAGCTCTTGTTGAGTCCGACGCAAATCTCTCTGAAGAATTCAAAGAGAAAGCAACTGTACTATTCAATTCAGCATTGACAGCTCGTCTTTCAGAAGAAGTACAAAAACTTGAAGAAAAGAAAATCTCTGAATTAGCAGAGGAAGTGGAATCTATCCGTTCAGAATTAGTTGAGAAAATCGATGGTTATCTTAACTACGTTGTTGAACAATGGATGGAAGAGAATGAACTAGCAGTTGAAACTGGCCTTCGTGCTGAGATCGCTGAAAGCTTCATGGCTCAACTTCAACAAGTGTTCGTTGAGCACTACATTGAAGTTCCAGAAGGTAAGGCTGATCTAGTCGACGACTTAGCTGAACAAGTTCAAGAACTTGAAACTAAGTTGCAAGAATCTACAGAGAAATCTGTTAAGCTTGCTGAAGAACTTGAAACTCTTCAACGTTCTGAAATCATCGCCGAAGCCGCATCTGATCTAGCAGCTACTGAAGTTGAAAAACTTGAGTCTCTAGTTGAAGGTGTTGATTACGATGATGCTGAATCTTTCGCTAAGAAAGTTTCTATCATCAAAGAAGCCCACTTCAAGAAGACATCTGTTGAGTCTATCCAGGAAGAAATTTCTGAAGACACACCAGAACAATCTGTTGCATCACCACGTATGGCTGCCTATGTAAGCGCCATCTCCCGTACTATTAAATAAAAGGAAAACATAAAATGTTTTTATCAGAACAAGCACAACAAAAATGGTCTGAAGTTCTAGACCACGCCGATCTCCCAAAGATCAATGACCCATACAAGCGCGCTGTTACAGCTGTTATCTTGGAAAACCAAGAGAAGGCAATGGCAGAAGAACGTGCTCAACAAGGTTTCATGACTGAAGCTGCAGCAACTAACAGCGTCTCTGGCGGTGGTGTTGCTAACTTCGACCCAATCTTGATC